AGCGAGATACTGCCGAACCGAGGCGGCTTCTGAAGCAGAGAGGATGCGGTTGTACACAACCAACTCGGCAAACGAGACATTCCCCAGGCCAGTTCCGAATCGGTTGGCACCGAGCGTCAACTGGTTGGCACCGTTAGTCCCGGCGTTTTGTGCTACGCCTGCATCGGTGCCGTTGTATCGGAGAATAGAAGACGCACCATTTACCTCGGCTTCATGAACGCCGAACGTCTGCAAGCCGTTGATTGGGTAATCGACAAACGTCACACCATTGCCAGCGAATAACTGCTGATTGTCGGCAGAAGTCCGAATCAACTCGCCAGACCGTGGCGATCCGTTGCCCATTTCCATGGCTCGCACAACCGACACATACGCAGCCTCAAACCGATACACGGCGAACATCATGTAGGGCTGCGGCAGCGAAAACGTGCCAGATCGGAGGAAGTCGTCCGTGCCGTCAAACGTGATCGTCGCCTTGCCGTTGAGCGTCACCGAGCCGTATGCCGGCTGATCGTTGGTGGTGTTCTGGATCGCCGCCCCCATGCTGCCGGCGAGGTCGCCCCAACTCTGCACGCCCGTCTGGACGGTCACGCTAGAGGCCACGCTGGCGTCGTACCAGCCGAACAGGCCAGACAGCGTGGCCGGCGTGAACGCTGCACCGCTGGCGGTTGGCCGCAATAGGCGAGGATTCATCGCGCACATGGGTGGAGCGTCCGTAGAGTAGGTTGATCTAGGGCTGTTAGCCAGTGATGGCGGCGGACTTAGGGCCTTCGCCAATGGCGTTGACTGCGGAAACCTGAATCTGCGTGCCTGTGTAATCGACATCGAACACGGCTTCGGAACCAACGGTTTGGCCGCCAGGAGTAATCTCCACGCCGTCGCTGTAGAATTTGTAGGAGGTAATCTCGGAGCCTCCGTTGCTGGCAGGCGGGGAGTAGTTGATTGTGTACTGAGCCCCCATCGATGCCGAAACGTCCGTCGGCGCACCCGGCACCGTCGCCGCCGTCCAAACCTGCTCGCTGCCCAGATACGCCGCTGCCGGCGTGGACGAGCCAAGGCGGAAGGAAACGTCGCCGGTGCCGATCTTCGCTGCCATGACCGTAGAGCCTCTCTCTTAGGAAGTGACGATGTAGAGAGTCTTGGCGTCCTTGACGGCCAGGGCGTCGTAGTCCGACTGGGAGATGGTGACGATGTTCCGCACCTCCGTGGCCCCGGCAATGCTGGCAGAGTCGCTCTTCAGGCCGTCCTCGGCCCGGATGGGAAAGGAGGGAATGGACATGATTACCCCTTCAGGCTGACGGTCATGGCACAGGTGGTGCCGCCCGTGATCACCGGGACCACAAACGGCAGAGAGAAACAGGCGTCCGGGATGGGGTGGACACCCACAGTGACGGCGGTAGTGACGGCAGAGCCATCAGAGTAGACCTGGAGCGGCGTCGATTCCTGCTCCATGGCACCGTACCAGTCAATCTGGGTGGCGCCGCCCGTGTTCCCAATGAACACCACCCCACCAGCCATGCGACTGTAGGGGAACCGGGGGGACGTGGTCGACGCCGTGTCGGCCGCGGTGACCACGGCCGTGGTGTGAAACCGGGTGATTTCGATCATTTCCCTTGCCTCTTCTTTGGGTGGGCGTGCTTGTTGACGATCATCTCTCGCAGCTCCCCGTCCTTCTTGCCCGGGTGCCGCTTCCTGTACTTCGGCATCTCCTCCTGAACGATTCGCTCGTTCAGCACCTTCCGGACGGGAGGAACGGCCTGGCCGCGGTGGGTGACGGCACCCTCCACGGTCAGATTGCGAGCCCTCGCTACCTTTAGAATGTCCGCCGTGCTGTCTACCCACGCCATTGGATCCCGGTGGGCCCGGCCGTCCGCCAGGCCGCCTACATAGACCTTGCCTGTAGGGTTAATCCCGGCAGCCCGGGCCTCACGGAGGATGGTGTGTGCCTGCTTTTTGGGCATGCCGTCCAGCCACTGCTGGTTTAGGCGGCCCTCCATAAAGGCCCTGTCGGACCCCTTGGTGCCAGGGGCTTCCTGGAGGGCGCACATCTCTGCCCATCGCTCTCCGTAGGGCAGGGCGTTCTTGTAGGTCTGGACCGCTTCAGGGCCCCGGAGGCGGACCTGGCTGGGGATTTCCACCTGGCTGCTCCTGCCCCGGAGGCGGTGGTGGTGGCGGCGGGGGCGGCGGCGGCACCACATACTTCTGAACATCGACATCCATGGCACGCCCCCAGTCCTCCATGAGGGCGTTGAACAGGAACGGCTGGCCGGCTTGCAGCAGACCTTGCGCCACGGGCATGAGGATCTGCATGGCGTTGTTGACCTGCTCCACCTTGGTGCCCTTGTTGGGCTTGCGGGCGCTGCCGGCCTCTACGCGGAAGTCGAACTCCCGCAGGAGCTGCTCTAGGTCCATGGACTGAACATGCATCTGCCACGCCTGGGCCGCCATGGGGCCAATGAGCGGGGCCACGTCCTGGGGCTGGATGAGCCACCGGGCCAGGAGAGCCTCCTTCCGGGCAAGCTCCGACAGGGCCGTCTCCAACTTCTCGGCCATGTCATCAGGGCGAACAGAGATCTGCTCAGCCTTCACGGCGGCCTCTGCGGCACTCCTGAAGGATGCCCGGGTCATGCCGTAGACCAGCTCTGTCAAACCGACGCGACGGTCGAAAAGCTCCGTCACGGCGGCCACAATGTTCCAGAGGTCCGTGGGAACCCCGGGGAGCTGGAACACCGAGATGATGTCGTTGACTGACCGGCCGATGGCCTCACTGATCTCTACGATCTTGAACCCGGACTCGTCTGAATCCAGGATTTTGGCCTTGATGTCGTTGTCCGCAGCCTTGGCCACGCCGATCATCGTCTGCGAGGAGGTGGCGATCTTGGTCGCCATAAAACTCATCGCATAGTTGATAAATCGTAACTCCCCAATGCCCGGTTTTATCAGGCTGATTGGGTAGGAGTAGCCAGGCTTGCCATGCCACTGAAGGATGGTGCAAGGCCACCCACCAGGCTCGGCCCAGAACGGGATCGGCCACTGGGCGGACATGAATAGCGACGGCGGGACGCCCGTCTCGTCCACCTCCTCCTGGAGCATCTCCGGGTTGACGTTCAGGGGATGGTCAACCCCCTCGCAGACGACGATGTAGCAGTAGTCCCCCAGGGCGTCGAACTTGCCCCGCAGGTCCTTGTTGGCGTCCTTCAGCCTGTCTCCGAAGCCCGTCTTGGAGTAGATCTCCCAGTAGGTGACAAGATCATTGGTCTTGCCCATCTTCTTCTTGGTTTCGTAGCCCCTGTCTGTTCGCTCACTGCGGGACTCGTAACTCTGGGAGTGGCCCTTCAACGCCTCAGGGTCCAGGCCAAACTTGGACGCCACAAACTCCTTGGGATGGCACCGCCGCCGGGCCAGCCACAGGATGTCCTCCTGGTCGTCGGCGTCCGGGTCCCAGACCACATTGTCGAACGACTCATAGAAGCTGCCGGCCATCTTGATCTGACTTCCGGGAGCCTGGTACAGCTCCGTAAACCAGCATCCGGCCCCCTTGATCAGAGCCTCGTCCACCACCTTGCGATTGTGGTCCGCCAGCCGCAGTTCATTGGGGGTGTAGTTCAGGTAGTCCTCCAGCAGCTTGCAGATCACGTCCCGCCGCTCGGCCAGGAACTGCGTCTGCTGGATCTGCTGCTGGTACATCTGCATCATGGGGTCCGGCATCATCACCGGCTGCCCGTCTGGACCGATAACCGGCTGGCCGTCCGGACCCATCTGCGGAGTGGGCGGCTGAGGGAAGATGCCCAGCATCGCCGGGGAGATGGCCGGGTACTGCCGCGGCGTGCAGGTCCGGGATGGGTTGCGGTGATGAATGACCGAACCGAAGAGACGGACGGCCTCCCAAACCCGGTTTATAGTCATTCTAAACGCGGGGGGAGAGATGCCCTTAATGAACCCCTTCTCGCCCCGGCTGTACTCCGACCGGAACATCCATGCGTTGTCCCCGTCATAGAACTGCATGGCCTCATCCGCGTCCTCCTGGAAGGGCTTTTTGTGCTCCTTCGCAAGGCGGATCTTCTCTAGCCACCCCTTGACGATGGGGCGGAGCGGGTTTTGGTCTGCCATAAGCGTGTCCTGGGCTACTTCTTATTGCCCTTGACGGAGTTCTCCAGGGCCGAAAGCCGCTCGGAGAGCTGGGCCAGGCGGGGATCCCGGGGCCGTGCCTCCCAGGTGCCGAACTTCTTCCACTCCACGCTCTCCGCCAGGCGGGGGTCGTCCTTGTGCCGCACGGAGGTCTTATCCGTGCCCCCGTACCCCGGGGACAGGGCCCAGAGTTCCAGGGCGTCCTTGCCCACCTTGGACACAAAGGCCATCTGCGGCTCGGCACCCTCATGGGCCCGGTACAGGACAGTGTCGCCAACCCCAACTTCCGGCATCTTCCAAGACATAGTCAGCCCTTTCTTGATGGACCTAAAACGATGTAACCCTTGCCGTCTTCGCCCTGGCGTTTCTTCTTCTCCGCCAGCCACTTCACGTACCACGGCTCCTTGCCCGGCCGGGCCGGGGGAGTGTGGTACTGCGGTTCGTAGGCACAGAGGTACTCCAGCGACTGCACGGCATGCACCTCCCCGCGTGTGTTGGGGAGGTCCGTGACAAACGGCCCGGAGTTGCTCTGAATCACCTTCTTCTTGTATCGCTTCAGCTCCCGGACTAGCTCCGGGGTCGTCCCCTCCAGGAACTTCAAATAAGTTGAACCATCGCCACGGATGTGCAGCATCTGCCGCACCAGGGCGGTGCGAGCCTGGATGTCATCGGAGCCAGGGATGAACTGGTGGCCGGTCATCTGGGCGCGGATGCCCCTTTCCCGGAGTTGCTCGGAGTACAGGTCGCACGGAAGTCTACCTGAACCCAAGTCTCTTAGTGTACCGCCGTGCATGTCCATGATCATAGCATAGAAGTGCTGGTCCATGGCCTTGTTGGCAAACTGCTCGCCCCAGATTAGGGCGTTGCAGTTGCGGATGTACAGCTCGTCGTAGATGAGCAGCATCTTCTCGTCCGGAGGCACGGCCCCAAAGATGCACGCCATGACCGTGTGGCCAGGGTCAATCGCCACGTAGCGGGTCCACTCTGGTGGAACCCCATTGGGTAGGGCTGAGCGGGGGAACGTGTGGACGGTAGGGTTGAAGGACGGGTACATCAGGATCGAATCCTGGGTGAACTCACCCTCGGCCCGCATTCGCAGCTCATCAATCCCCAGGGCAGACCACCGGGCGATGTTCTTCTCCTTCTCCTCCTGGTCCAAGTGCTTGTTGTCCAGGAAGCGGAAGGTGAACTTCTGGATCCGGGGAGGGTCGATGCCGTCCTCCACCTCCTTGTCGGCCCGCTCGCACAGCCCCAACAACGCATCGTTCTTGGAGTGGGGCATGGCTGACCACAAAAGCCGCCCCTTACGGTCCGCCAGGCGGGCCTGCATTTCCCCCACCCACGCGGGGTTGGATACGTCCTCGTCCAGGTGCACCAAATCGGCCTGAAATCCTTGCGGAGGTTCACCTTCCGACGAGAAGAAGTGGACGTTCCAGCCGTTGGACAGGGTGACTCTCTGACAGTATCCCGCGTTCTTCAAGACCCAGGACGTGTCCTCCACCAGCCGCGGCGGGACCAGAGGCGGGGCGGGCTTGGCCTCCTTGATCCGCTCGGCATCCTGGTCTGGGCGAAAGGCTCGCCACTCACCCGTCTCCAGGTCCTTGATGATCTTGAACGCCCCGGCCTTGAACAGCATGGGGTAGCAGACCAAGCCGATGTGCGGCCAGTTTCTGCCCACCACCACTAAGTTGCCGTCCTTCTCCGGGTACTTGCCGTAGGGATCTTGACCAGTGAGTGCCCGGGCATCCTCTACGAACGTGGAGAGCGATTTGCCGCTCCGGTTTCCTCCAAGGACGATCCGCTCGGAGGCGGTGCATTTGTGCATCTCCTCCTGGTGCGGCATCGGCTCGTAAAGCCGGAGGGCCTCTATCTTGCGGCTTTTCAGCTCGGCCTGGATGTCCTTCAAGACGCCCAGGCTGTGCTGAGTCATGCCCGGAACCACCGGAGGCTTCGGCGGCTCAGGGATTTTCCGTGGGTGCTTCTTCACGCATCTCCAGGGCCGGGGTGACGTTGATCACGCGGACCGTCTCCAGCACCCGCTGGCGAAGCTCGTCTTCCAGCTCCTCCTCCGTCCAGTGGGACAGCGGTTTCTTGGCTCCGCCCATGGCGGTGTTGTCCTTGACCAGCCGGACGATGGTTTCCAGGATCCTGGTTCTATGAGCGCCCCCAGGAGGGGAGTCGTAGTACTGCTTCATCAGCAGGTTGCTGAACCCCGCGGAGCCGCCCATGTACTCCATGATCGTCTCCACCAGCTCGGCGGAGTGGGGGATGTTGGCCCCACCCATCCGAGAGGCATTGACAAACGCATTGACGGCGTCGGCTTCGATCTGGTCTAGCCGCTCGTCCTTCTTGCGTTTCCGGCGATTGCGCTCAGTGTCGGAGCGGCACTTCTTGCACTGGCTGTGCCGCCGCCCATCCGACGCCACGTGGAAGGCGTGCATGGGCAACACTTGGTTGCACTTGACGCACTGCTTAGTTGCCGACATCAGCTAGCGCAGGCTCAGAGGAACGAAAGTCCACCAACTTGGTGTTCGACTCCACCTTCGCTTCCACGCAATCCCGCAGCTTCTTGCTCACCTGATCTGCGGCGATGGTGACCGGCTTACCCACGCACAGTGGTTTCCAATGACCGGCCCAGCTGTCCCAGTTGCAGTACACCGGGTTGTAACCCAGCTTCTGCACCCCAACCAGCGAAAGGTCACGGGTCTGGGTCACGTCCTCTGTGCTGGCCTTCTCGGCAGCGAAGTGATCCTTCCACTCATAGTAAAACCAGGGCTTATCTTCTGCGGACCTGGGCTCTGTGAGTTCAAACGCCCGCATGTCGTACATGATCAGGCCAGTCGGCAGTGCGGCACACTCTTGAATCCCAGCCATCTTGGTGGCAGTGTTGCGGTCGTACATCTCCAGTTGGTAGTCCGGATTGGGGCTGTGGCTCCGGAGGTTCTGCCAGCGGAAGACGTACACGCACTCATGCGGGGGCGGCCCGCAGTACGGTGCCCCAATAACGCACGGCCCCTTGTGGTAGTGGTCGATCAGAAAGTCCAGCGAGGACTGAAGGAACGGCTTGGCGTCCGGGTGGCCACGGTACAGGTCCGGCTTCATGTCCGAATCGACCATCACCAGCACATCGACCTTGTTCTGCCGGGCCTGAAGGACGGCCCGGTTGCGGGTCATCGTTATCGGCGTATCAGCCAGGTTCCAGATGCGGATGCCGGCTATCCGCTCGTCCTTGGATAAGTCGGATACGGCCGGCACCATCCACTCACGGATGTCAGGCACCTCGCTACTGATTCCGCCGTTGCCGCCATAGGAAAAAGTGACGATTCCGAGGTTGAGTTTTTGTTGCATGGTTCACCTTAGGGGGAGGTGGACAAGTATACAGCAAGGCGGCGAAGCCGGCTACCGACCTCGCTGGGTCGGCCAGCGACCGCCAAGATACGGCGACCGAGTGTTCGCAAGCTCTGCCGGGCTCATGCTCCCCCAGTTTGTCACTCTGGGGGCGTTGCGGTTGCGGCCTCTACTAGCGGATAGGGCGACACCCGGCGGGGCGTACGATCCGTCAAGTTGACGAACCCAACCAGACGCCTCAGCCTGGCCTGCACTGCCAGCCATAGGTCGCACCTGCCGCCGAGAGGCTTGTGAGCCGGCTTGCCGTTGCGATGTCGATCTGCTTGCCTGGCTGGCGGCCTGCCGTTCACGCCTCCGGGCGTCCTCAGCTCGCTGTTGGTAGATTCGCTTAACGTCCTCTCTGGTTCTGGTGGGGCGTTGCTGCGGAGGCGGTTCTGGGGCCGGCGGCTGAGCCGGAGGACGCAACACCGTGTCCTGCCACCACGGCTGCTGCGGCGAGGCCGGCGGAAGCGGAGGAGGCATCACGGGGTTCTGCTGTGACGGCTGCTGGTAGGGCGTGGATGCCCCGTAAGAGTCTTGCTGCGGCTGGGCCTGGCCCGGGCTGGTGACGCCCCTGCCGCCCTGCTGCGAAGCCTGTCCCGCATCCCTGTCAAGATTGCTTTGGATCCAACTGGCCATCGTAGAGCTGCCCATGCCGTACCCGCCAGGCAGGTTTACTATGTCCCTGGTCGAAAAGGCCGGCGGCTGCCCCCAGGAGGCAGGGAAACCGCTCTGGGGATCCGGCTTGCCAGATTGCTGGGGGGCGTACTGGGACGGGAACGACTGCTGCTGGACCGATTGCAGGGCCGGGGCGAAGGGGTTTTGGTAGCCCTGCCCAAGCATCTGCTGGGCGTTTTGCATCATCTGCTGGGGGTTGTAGTTGGTCTGCCCCCAGCCGGCCGGCGGTGCGTCGTTACCCAAGTAAGTGCCGACCTGCTGGTTGGCGGCCGTGTTGTTGATCTGGCTGACTAACGCGGAGTTCCTCGCCCACACGTCGGCCGGGCTCATGGCTTGCTGGCCCGTCCCCTGTTGCTGGGGGCTATAGCTGCCAAAAGGCTGCGGTGTGCTCGCCTGGGGCTGGCCGTACGCTGCCGCATATGCGCCTGGCGAACCCCCAGAACCCTGACTGCTGGAAGTCTGCCGGGGGCCGCTCGCAGTCTGGCCGGCCGGGAGAAACCCCAACGCACTAGGATCAATGCCACTGCCCCGCAGGCTCTGCGTGAACTGGTTGGCCCACTGCTGTGTCTGCTGCGGGTTCAAGCCCATCATGGGAGACGACATCAGCGATCCTCCTGCGGCTCAGTAAGCATGGGCGTCAAGTACTGGATCATCCTGAGCCGCTCGGTATCCATCTGCGGGTCAGCGGCCCGGGCCTCTGCTATTAACTGCCTCAGATACTCTAGGTTGACGATGGCTGGGTCGTTCATAAATAGAAAAGCCTCTGGCCCGGTTCCCCAGGCCAGAGGCCTCCCCTAGCCCCCGGAAGGGACTGAATCAGCTGTTTTCGACGGCCAGGCCAAGGTTGATCAGGGCCTGGGCCACCGAGGTGACGTTGTTGAGGGTGACGCCCTGCTGCTG